AGTAGAACCTGACTTAATTACAAGTTCTCCACTACTGTTTGTTAAACTACCATAAGTAGTACCACCATCTTTTAATAATACATCTGCACCATCTGCATCTAATATAATATCTGTACCTGCATCTATAGATACTGCACCATCTGCTACTACATCTAACTGTCCATCTGTTGATGAATTAACATATATAGCTGTATCTCTAAACTGTAGCTTTTCGTTAGAAGATATTAATATGTCATCACTAAACTGAAAGTAATCTTCATCTTCCATCCAAGTAAGAACACCATCTGATGTATTACCATCAAATGTAATTGCTATATCTGTATCTGCTCCTGTACCAAATGTTAGTGAATTACCTAACAGTTTAGTTATAGGACCACCTTCAGCAGTAGTGCCATCATGTGTGTGTCCTGTACTTGCAGCAAACGCATTTACTATTTGGTCAAATTCATTATTAGTATCTGATGCCTGTATTACGTCACCATCAGTATATGTAGACTGTCTTGTATATGTTGCTCCCATTTACCTTCTTGCTCCTACTTGATATTCTAATCCAAATCCTTTTAATGAGTATGGTGCAGTAGTTCCACTATCATTAACTCTCAATGCTAATGCAAATCCTGAACCTTCTACGGATTGTCTAACTAATGGTTGTGTTGCACCACCATAAGTACCTGTTCCATAAGTTGCTACACCATAAACTGCTGCAACTTTCGTTGAATCAAAAGGATATGCATTTGGTCTTGCACCTTCTGCACTTTCGTAATCATATCTTAAAAATAAATCTGCACTTATAGCTGCTTCAGGTGCATAATTTAATATAACTCTTTGCATATGTTTACGAACACCGGGATCACCAAATGTTAAATCAGGACTTCTGTATTTACCATTTATGGCTGTTCCATCAAAATCATTGCCTTTTTCTTGCCTATAAACATATCCATCAAAACCACCATGTATAGCTATTACATCACCAGATTCTACTATGCTATCTGTAGACGATGGTTTTATACCTTTTAACTTAGCAAACTCAAACTGTTGCCCTTTTAAAACACATATAACACCTATTGTATTTTCTTCTGTTAAACCTGATTTATTAAAAAATAATCTATACTGTGTTTTATCAGGTATGACTATTGAATTAAATAAATCAGCATTTTTAATATTATCATCAATTAAAGACTGTATACTTTTACTAATAGTGCCAATCTCAACGTCACCGATTCTTGCTGTACCTGCAACTGTACGTAATCCATCAGGTCCTAAAAATATCAAATCACCTGCAAATTCTTGTATTGTACTACCAAAAGGTTCTATGCATCCTATATTTCTAGTAACAGGTGTTATAGCAAAATTACTTAATGAAGTACCACTTAATTTAAATATTCTGCTTTCACAAAAGATAAATAAATTATCTCGGAAAACTTTTAGTCCTGTTATAGTATTATCAACTTTAATACTACCTGCACCACTACCTGTTGCAAAATTATCTTCGTCAAAAGGCACACTAAATACTATTTCTTGTGGTGTACTTGACATACCAGCATAAAACATGTGATCTTTAAAAGCCGCTACAAACTTTGCACCTGTAACTGCTGTACTTACTTCACCACTTCCTGCAGATGTTATATCTGTTGCAGACATAGCAGAGTTAAAAAAAGTTGGAGCATTATTTCCATCAACAACGACTAATTTATCGTTACCATCAAAATTAAATCTTTCAAAATTATATCTTGATGCACTACTTCTACTTGTATCTCTTTCTGTCCAACTTTCAGATACTACATCATTTACAGCATGTGCTGCGGCACTTGTAGAACTTGTTGCTCTTGTTACACCTGTAAATGTTGTTGATGTAACACCTGTGTATGTAAATATTTCTGAATTAATTTGTAATGTACCACTTGAACTAAATCCAGTTGTGCTATCTACAGTTATAGTTCCTGATCCTGACATTGTTGTATCTGAAGCTATAGCCGTAGCAAGTTCAGTAGATGCAGAACTAAATATTTTTTGTCCTCTAGCAGCAACAATTTTATTTGCAAAGTTTACTACCATTAATACTTCTTCAGTAGAAGAAGATGTTTGAGGTACAATATGATTTACAAATTTTTTAAACCCATCTATTCTTCTGTATCCACCATCAATATCAGGTTCAAAATTTTCTAACTCTAATGCTTGACCGGGTTGCATATTAAATGTTGGTTGATTTAAAACTAAACCACCTTGACATGAAAATGAAAAAGGTTGTGTTTGAGATAAATCAGGCATTTTAAGTTACTCTTAAAGGATTATCTACACCGGTTAAATAACTTGATCTAGGTATATAAGTTGATCTAATATAATCAAATCTATTTACTAATAATGTCTGCATATTTTTAATACCTTGCTCAAATCGTTCCATATTTAATTGATACTGAGATGTTTCACCTCTATACTGATACACAAATGCTGTTGCTCCATCTGCTATAATAGGAGCAAATCTATCAGGTATAGTTGTCGTATCTCCATGAGCAGACATATCTGTAGGAAAAGTAAAATAGTCGTATTTTATAGAATATGATTTTGTTGGAAAAGGATATAATAAAAAATTATTATCAGGTGTTCTAACAACATGTTGTGGTATACCACCATCTTCAAATTGTGCTACTTGAACTCCACTATCGTGTGCTGATGCAGTAGTGCTACTTGCACCTCTTGTTACACCTGTAAATGTTGTAGAACTTCCTATACCTGTATATGTAACTTGTTCATTACCTATAAATAAAGTTCCAGTTGTATCAAATCCAGTTGTACTTGCTACTGTAATTGTTGTAACAGAATCTGTGTGAGACTGACTAAGTGTTGTTGTGCTTATTTCATCTTCTTGTGTAATAAAAGCGTTTATATAGTCATTGTAGTTAAGTATTCTTAATCTACCACCACTTGTTCCTAAATCGCTATCTTTTACTAATCTAAATGTGTTATAATCAACAGTTTTGGCATCTGTTGGTATAGAATAACTAACAGAACCTGCTGTAAGAGTTTGTGTTTTTGTAGAATGATTAAATGGATATTGAAATTCTTTTTGATTAATATATCTTACAGCTTCATTGACAGCATTTTTACATTGTGTTTGAATACCTCTAGAATTAGCAAAATCAGAAGATGTTAACTGTACTTCATTTAAACGTGCTATAACTCTATTTGTATGTGTAAGAAATGTTTCTGCCATAATAAACTCGTGTTAAAAGGATGGCAAGTTTCCCTGCCACCCTATATCTAGCTAAACTAAGCTAATTGGTCTCTATCGACATCGACAGGAGCATCGTCTAAGCCATGACCTGAAAGGTCAATAACTGTTGCATATACTCTTAGTCTGCCTGTCGCAGGAGCTGCACCTGCAATCGTACAATCAATTGTATCAGTCGCTGTGATAAATTGTGTGTAAGTTGAAGCTGCACTTCCTACAACAGTGTTAGTCTGACCATTAGTACCTGCGGCACAGAAGCCTGTAGATGTAATGTCAGCACCATCAATAATGTCGTCACCTCCTGCAAAATCCATGTCAAGAGTACAGCTTGAAGTAAAAGCTGCCATAACCTCTGCACCTGCATTTAAAATTAAATGATTCGCAGGTATTTCTAACACCTGAAAGACATCTCCATCTGAAAACGAACCACCTGCAGCTACAAGTTTATCAATATCTAAGTACGCTTCGATATTTCTCATAACATTGGTATTTTTTGTTGAAGGTAACGCTGCGATAGAATTAGAGAATACCCCTGTGGTATCGGATGATGTTAAATCAAAAGTTGCCATAGTTTATCCTCCCTTACGCTACGTTGTATTTAGCAGTCACGATAGCTTCAGGTCGAAGTATCTTTCTGCCATACAAATGCATACCACGAACAATGTCAGCAAAAGAATCAGGGTCTCTGTAAGACTCTGTTTTGTTGATTTGTTCAGCAGTAGCTACTGAAGAACTGTGTCCTGCAACAATAATTCCAAAGTTAGAATTTTGGTTTGCTGAACCTGAAGTTCCCGGACCTGTTCCAACGGCAGGTAGATTGTTTGATGAGTAAACATCAAAGCCATGTATCTTACCGATTGATAGTCCTGCTCTTAATCCACCTGATTCACCGAAGTCTGCATTGAGAAGTCTTGAGTCTTCATCTTTTAGAATTTCGATAAAAGTTGGATGTAACACAAGCCATCTACCATCTGTATCTACAAATTGTGTATCTAACAGTCTACCCATTCTTGCAATAACTTGCAATGGTGTAGCAGTAGCAGTTGCTTGTGCAGTAGCACC